AAATAGCGCGATTTTTAGGACTGAATTTAGTTGGTCACCCGCTTTATACAAAACGGGTAACCTTGTACTGATTTTAATACATTTTTACAAAAAACAACATGTGTTAATTAAAGTGTGGCAAATTAACATTGCTTTCATCAGGCAAGCCACCTTCAACACTGCCCACGGCTTTGCCAGTGCGATCACGCTGGTTCACAAGTTGCTCCTGCTGAACCTTAATCTTCTCGGCTTCGTCCATCGGCTGATAGTGGTGGTGCTCAAGCATGATGTCCTGATACACATCCATCGGCATCTTGCACAACAGCATCTCGTTGCACATGATGTGACCCGATTGGTCGCCTTCCTTGACCTTGTACATGTCGTATCCGGGCATCTCATCCGCACGCACAGGCGTGTAGCCTAGCGTGAACCGACGGTGGATCGGGTCGTACTGGCTGTTTGTAGCGAGCCAACAGAGGTGGTAGCCGGGGATATCAGGGATATTCGGCAACACCGTCTGCTGGAACTCGTTACGAGCACGACGGCGCTCACGAGCCACTGGGAAGCTCTCTTCGGGGGCGGCACGAGTCTCGTCTTGCTCCGTGCGGTTCTTGCGGGTGTCTCCCGCACTGCGTTTGATTCGGCTATCCATTATGTATTCCTTTTGTTGTCACGATCCCAAGCGGCGTACTTTTTAATCGCCTTGGCTCGTAGTTCTGGGTTTTCCCACATGCCTGCCTCTTTCATCGCTGCGACACGATCTGGAGAGATTCTGAACTCGTTTGCTCGCCCAGATGGGGCTGACTCACGACCAGAACCCGTCATGCGAGGACGAGCTGTGGTGCGCTGTGGTGCAGATTCTGCACGATGGGGTATGTATTTAGCCACACGATCATCCAGCTCTTCCCAATAATCTGGGCTTGACGGGTCATAACCCTCATCGGTCAGCTTCTTATCTAAACGCTGAGCGATTTCTGAGTCCATGTCCTTGGCTTGTGGGTCATACCACGGGTTGCGCTCCATCCAAGCAGCCGCATTGCGCTGTACCGATGGGTCTGGCACATTCATTGTAGGCTTTGGCGGCTGAGACATCTGCCGTGTTGCTTGGTCTTTGATCGACTTGAGCGACTCAACCTTACGCTGGGACTCGTACATCATCTCCTGAGCCTTGACGACTGCGTCTCCGTCCTGATTTGCGACGGCTTCACGCATCTTCATTTTGGCGTATTCGATCTGTACCTGAGTGTCATCAATCGCCTTGTCAACACGAGCCAATTCAGCGCCAGAAGTACGCTTCTCAAGGTGAGCCAGACGCTCAGCGAGTTGCTGGTTCTGAGTCTTGAGCGCATTGATCAAATGATTGGACTCTTTGGTCTTCTCACGATGAATTTGCTTCTTGAGTTTGCGTTCCTCACGCCGAGCGGCACGAATTTGCTCCCGATCGGGGTCAGAATCGAGTCCGTCGTTGGCATCATTGACCTCAACCTCGCCACCTTCAGCAAGTTCAGGCTTTTGCTCAACTTCAGGAGCTTCTCCTTCCGCCAATTGTGCAACCGCTGAGCCATCCTGCTCTTCAGCGACCTGCATTTCCATTTTATCTGTTGGGTTCATACGAATTGCCTCATATCTAGGACTTTTTCGGGGTCAACCTTCGCCCACAACTCAAAGTCGTTAAGAACTTGAATAGAGATTTGATCATCAGGGTCGTTTGGATTGGGAACCGTGAACCGATCACCAGACCAGCGGGGGACACGCACATAATCACCGACAGAGCACCAGATACCTTCGCCCCATTCGGATAAAGTGTCACGGTTTTTGAATGCGATTGGTCCGAGTGCCAGAACCTTAGCAACCATTGACTGAACACGCTCAGATTCTCGTGTCTCGTCCACTAAGATGATGCCGCCTCTACTTGCTTTTTTGACGCTTTTGAGCTGTAACAACACTCTAGCGCCTAGTGGTGTGACGCCGGGGTCACATTGTGGGAACGCCTCGTCGAGGGTCTCAAAGTCCTTCATACTTACTCCTTAAAGCGCCATTCGGCACTTGGTTAAAAGCGCCATTCGGCGCGGGTGGTGCTACAAATCTTCGTCCTTCTCTGTCAGGATGTCGTCGAGTATGTCTAGGGCTTCACCTAAGCCCTGATACTGACCAACCATGCGGTGGTATGACTCAATATTGATTGCGTAACCGTCGGCAAGAGACAGCGCTAACTCTAAGCGCCGCTCTTTGAGCCTGCCGATTAGGTCGCCTACGGGATTAACGCCCACGACCTGATGGCTTTTTCATAGGCATTGCGATAGCGATTGTCAGACCCATGCCCTTCTTGGGTACTGCGCCGCCTTTTCTGTAGGTTGCAATCTTTGTGCCGCTCGATTTCTCAATCGGTGGGGGCGCTGAGCCACGAGCTGGCAGGTTAGCCGCTCTGCCTTCAGGCATAACTGCTCCGCCGTTAGCGTATTTCTGGATGACGGACTTGCCTTTTGCCATTGGAACGGTTTCGCCCATTGCCATGCGTTTGTGTTGCGAGATTGCGTCAGACATTTGGTGCTCCTTGCGGGGGTATTTGAGGTTGAGATTGCTGCTGAGCAGCCATTTGTTGCTGCATTTGCTGCTGTTGCTGTTGTGCAGCCATTTCCTGCTGCTGCTTTGCTGCTAATTGCTGCTTTTGCATCTCGTGCTGTTGCTCAAGCGTCAACAGTCCGATGTTGCCTGTGATATCTGCCGCTTTGATCTGCTGGTCAGCGACATTCTTTTCTTGCTTGGCTTGGGTATCAGCTTGTAATTTAGCGCCATCAAGCTGCAATCTAGCCTGATCGTATGCCGCCTTACGCTGAGTTTCAGCCATCTGAGTCTGCACAAGCGCCTGAACCGACGGATCAGTAGGTTGTTGCTGCGCTTTAAGTTGCTGGATGGTCTGAAGCATCTGTTGCATAACAGGAGCGACGCCAGAGAACTGCTGCTGGCTGTCCAAGTGAACATTCTGTGAGCTTGCCGCCAAGAGCTTCTGTGCCTCTTGGATGATAGGCTGTACCTTCAGGATGTCAAAAGGCTCGTTCAATGCGTTAGAGGCGTATGAGTCCATTGCATTCAGATACCAGAGCGTCAGGTGTTGCTTCAGATGCTCTAGCATCGCAGGGATGAACACAGGAGCCATGATCGGGCTTGCGCCGTACATCGGGTCTTTGGCGTAGTCCAAGTGGACTTGAAGGTGCGCCAGATGCTCTTGGCTGGGGAATGCACCGACTGGCTTGCCGAGCGTCATGGCGACGTTCTCAAGCGCAGGGTTCATCTCTTTAACATCTTGCGGATCAGGTAGCACTTCATTGATATCAGGAAGTTTGATCTGCTTAAGAATTCGCTTTTCAACAGCCAAGCGATTGTATAAGTCTGGATTCGCCTGTGCGCGTGCGGCGAGAGTTTGCACCTGAGCATAGCGCTGTGACTCCGCAAAGATATGTGGGTCTGACACTGGCACAACATCAGAATTCTTCTCAAAATCCTCTGCAGTGATGCCCAACTCTTGGCTCATCTCGTCAGGATTGTCATCCAAGTACCAGCGGTTTAATCGACCGATAATCTTCAGAACTCGTGCCTGACTTGTGTGTAGGCGTGCATGGATCGCTGAGAATACCGCTGCGCCTTGCTCAATCAACGCCTGAGTCGTTCCAACGGGGGCGTTGGAGGTAACATCTGCAATCTTCTCTTCGGCGGTTGTAACGACGCCCTTGGCTGCGTTAGTCAGCCAGCCGAGCAACTGGAAAAGAACAGGGCTTGGCTGATTGAACGGCATCGGCATTGCAATCTTGCGCACATCGTCCACGCCCGGTGCGCCCTCAATCTCAGTTACCTGAGTAGGCTCAACAATAATGCTCTGACCAGACACCTTGCCGCCCTTGAGCTTGAGCATCGTGGGGCTGTTGTTTATATGAGCAGAATCAAGCAAAGCCCGCAGAGCGCCAGTAAGAGCAGCAGACAGACCGCCAATAAGATGGGGCAGACCAACTGCATAAGCACCTCGCCAAGGAATGAATTTAAACTCAACGATCCAGTCGAGCTTACCCATCAACTCGTCGCCGTCTTCCCAGTTACGGTACAGACCTACGACTTCGCTGCTTAACTCATCAATCATCAGGATGTAAGGCGCACGATCACCGCCAGACTTCGCGTCGTCTTCCAGTTCCATAAATGTGTAGATATGGAATACACGACGGATACCATCGATGTTATCGGCTTCGCTCTTGCGACCCTCAATCTTGTTGTTTGCCTTCTCAGGCTTGGACTCTTCAGGCTCTTGGCTGGCACGGTAGATGTCTAGATCGATGTACAGACCAGACGAGACACGAGCCTCAAAGTCCTCTTGCGTGATGTCGTTGACTTCCGTCACCCGTGATGCGGTGTAGAAGTTCGCCGCAGCAAACGGTAGGTACACATTGTCGATCGGTAGGAACTCAGCGCATGGGCGCTTCTTGCCCTCGTCGTACCATATCTTCATGTACTGTGAGCCACCAAGCGGAAGCTGCGTGAGCAACTGCTCCTCCTCGTCACGGTACTCCTCAATCTTCTCCATCAACTGGTAGTTCAGGTAGTCACGCTTGCGCTCGGCAATCTTTGTCTTCTCTTCAGTGACTTCGCCGATGATCTTGGTGCGGACAGGACCGTCGGGCGGAAACAACTCCTTGATCGCACGGGCAGCGAAGTCCACGCAACCCTCAGCCATGATCGGATGCACGACCTTGGATGCGCCCATGAACGATGCGCCTCCGGGGGCGTCCTGCCCTAAGCCTGTGCGACGCAATCCCTCTTCATACTGCTTGTCACGCCCCTCACGGGCTGACTTGTCCTTCTCTACTAGCTCAATGTACTTGATCGCAATCTTGGACAGGTCATATGAGTCAAGGCTGTCAGCCAAGTTCTCGTAGAAGTCGGGTGACTCGTCAGGACCGAGTAGGTCGTCATCAAGGCGAACGATGGCTGAACCGTCTTCTTGCTCCTCAACATCATCCTGATCAAACAGATCGACCTCAGCCGTGTCTGCAAACTCGCTGTCTCCGTGTGCCTCAGGAGCGACGAATCGGTTGTAGTCTTGCGGGATCGGCATTTCAGTAGCCATATTTAGCCTTTAGATAGTGCGAGACGCATTGCGTCGATATTATTAGCGAATTGTACTTTGCCGCCGCGCTTCATGTGAATGCCTGTCTTGAATGCCTCACGCATTGCTGGAGTGATCTCCATGTAATGCAGTGGTTCTGCGCCGATGCCAAGGAACTTCAACGCTTGGGCGTATGTATTAAATTCCTTGGTGTCACGACCTTGTCCTGTGTAGGCATAATACTTGCCGCCATCTCTAAAAATCCTGTCCGTAGAAGGCTCAGTTTGCACAGAGGTCATGCCAACATTCGCACCATACTTCTTGCCGAACTTCTTGAGGTAGCCGGGGTATATCTCGTCGTAATACTTCTTCATGCCCTTGCCGCCGACAGATAGGTCGAGACCAGTCAAAGATTTGACCACTCCAACGCCAAGCTCGTCTGCAATGTCAGCATCATATTGAGCCTTGCCTTCGTCTCCAACAATCTTCTTGGCAACATCTTTGCCGACAAGACCAGAAAGCTCGTTCTCATCCAGTCTCTCTTTTGAGAACACCTCTTTGCCGCCCTTGATGGCAGACATGCTGTATGTGCCGTCATCGTTTTTGTTGTAGTCAATCCGATCAATCTGCTTGCTCAGGTCAAACCGCTCAGCCACCCGTGAGCCAGTAGGAAGGGCAACACGGTCGTAGCCGCCGTCAATCGCTTCTTTGACCGCACGCTTGAGGGCTAGTTGATACCAGTCGTCTTTGAAGGGAGCGTCAGGTACGCCAGCAATTTTTTGGCGTTTTGCCCAGCTTTCATATTCAGTGGATAAATTATCCAATCGTTGACCACGAATATTTTCATTTGTTCCTTGCTCTGCACGCTCCCAACGAGAAAGGAAATCTTTCAAGTAGTCTTTTTGTCCAGAGCTTAATTTGTCACCATAATCCAAGAGCAACTCATCGGCGCTCATGGCTGGCATGTCAATATCGTTCTTGTACCCCTTCTCACGCCCCTCCTGATGCCAGTCAGACTGCACCTCATCGACGAGTAGCGTCTTCTTGCCGTCGGTCACACGGTCACTCATGCGCAGGTGGGCGATGGCGTTTGGTTCGTCAAAGTGGGGGGATTGATATCGGTTTTTATTTGACTCTTGATCAAGGCGGTATTGCTCAGTCTGCAAAAATTTGGTTCGTTCATTACGCAAATCAGTTTGCGCACCAATCAATCTTCCATACTCTTCACGATTACCCTCTGCCTTCAATTGCGCCAATCGAGACTCTAGTGCTTCTAACTCGGCTTGCTTGGGGAATACGGCAACTTTATTTTGTGGCAGCGTAATCACCACCTCACGGTAGTTCTCGCCACCGGGGAGTTGCCATTTACTGAACTGAGTTGGATTTATTTGTACGTTTTTATCTACGGCAACTTGTCTGTAATCTGGAAGCTCGCTGTACGGGTAGTTGTACAACTTCATGGCAATTCTATCCCGCTCGCTTGCCAATTTAGGCTCGCTTAGGCTGCCATACCTCGCCTCACCCAACTGTATCTTGTTGCTGGCGATGTAGTCTTGCACCTCAGCCGCCGTCACATCATTCTTGCCCTTCAGGAATGTATCCAGCCCCATAGCGTTGATCTCGTCAGGGCGGACATTCTCTTGCTTCAGGAGGTCGTTTAAGAACGCCTGACCGCTTCCTGACTTGCGCGGAAGGTTCAGTGCTGCAGCCTCAGTAGCCGAATAGAAGCCCATCTCGTTTGCGGGGGCGAGCACTTTGGAAGGCTTGACCTCAGGAGATACGGCGTACATGTTTGGTGGGATCATGCCCGGTATCTCGCCCTTCATATACAGCTCGCTCGCCATCTCAGCCACATCCTTCGCAAAGGGGGCTGCCTTCTTTGCTCCTGCGCCAACCAGTCTCGTGGTGGCGCTCGCCACTGGCTGAGCAATTCCCATAACATCCAACATGCGTGGATCAAGCTTGAGCGTCTGACCACTGCCAGTCAGTGGAGCGCGAACATACGGCTGATCTTCTGTAATATCTCTGCTCGTCTTGGTGTAGTCCTGCATAGCCGTACCCGCACTCTTAAGTGAGTCAGCCAATAGCAACTCACCAAGGAAGTGCTTGATAGGGTGCTTCTCTGCGAGCGGCTCAATCGACTCGCTGACGAACTGTCCTGCACGATCCATGTAGCCGCCAAGCGTACCAATCGCACGCTGAATCGGCGTCTGAGGCGTTGCTTGGATGACGGGGCTATTGCTCATCTCAAGCCGCATACGATCGATCTCAGCCTGATCAGGCTCGCCACCCTCTGACATCTTGACTGCGCCGCCGTTGGCGTAGAAGTCTGGCAGGTCAATTGCTGGTCTACGGATGACCGTGTCATCAAATGACTTTGGGTTAGTCCCCGTGTACGTTTGTGGCAGTATCTTGTTGCCAGTAATTGCCATCTCTCTCTTGAGAGCTTCGATGTAATCTTCTTGCGACCTGCGTGGGAATGGCTCACGCAACTCCGAACGTGGTAATAGCTGCACAAGTCCTGCATTCTCTCCCGCAGCGGTCATAGCTCTGCTACGGTGGCGACCCTCATGACCAGAGATGAACGGCAAGAGAGGCAAACCCTGCTCTTCCTTGTTAATCTCAAAGAATGGTACGTCTTTAAAACCGCCCCTTGCTTGGATGTCCTCTAAGTGCCTGATGTAATCCTCATGAGCCATTTTGCCGCCAGCGTCATCGCGTGATCGGTATGCCTTGCTCGTCAAAAAGTAAGGGTCTAGCGGGGTTGCAAACTTTTCAAAATCAGCAGGCTTCAGCGTCATCAGCGCACGGGCATTGTCGCCACTGAAGGCGCTGCGCAATGCTTCCTGTGTGTACAGCTCACCAAGCCTTGAAATCTCGTCAGCCGCACGCTGAACCCTTCGCTCACCATACGAGCCCTCACGATTCTTGATGTAGTCAGCAAGCTCCGATATATCACTGCGGGTCATGATGCTGGGGGCTTCGACCTTGGGAAGCATCTTGTTCGCCAGCTTGCGACCTGCACCACCGCCAGCCATATGCACAGCTCCACCCTTTGCCTTCGTGATGTCAGGGTTGGTAGTGTCGTATGTCCCTTGATTGCCAATGGCTGACTTAATCTGTGTTGACTCAAACGGAACGTAAGAGAATCCTTCTCCCTCTCGCTCATTGGCGTACCTCAATCCATCATAGCCATTCTTCTTTAGAATTTTTACTAGCTCTGTACCAATTGGCACAGACTCATAATTAAGTTTGCTTGACAGCGCATCGTACTTGTTTGGGTCAAGTATCCCCAAATCCATCATCTGCTCAGCCAGATGGTCAGGCGCAAATGATCCCATGTGGGATGTCTCTAATGGGTTCTTGATGTCGAGGTAATACTTACCAATGTTTACATTGTCGCCAGAGAAATCGTATTGATCTGTTCTGAAGTTTGCCTGATCTGCTGTGCCGAAATGATGCCCCATGCTTGACAGTTCAGTTCTATATTCTGGAGAGAACGTGCTGACGTCAGCCTTTGATGCGTGATACATAGGTTCTTTGACGGCGCTTTTTCTAAGCATGTTTCCCAAATTCGCATCACGCTCAGCTTTGGGTAAAAGGTTACCTACCTTGCGCCCTACACCGCCCTTGCCCATCTTGATGATGCCGCCTTGTGCTTTGTTTATGTCGGGTTCATTTGCGTATTTTTCTTTGATGTACTGAACGGCTTTAAATGTGTCACCATCTTCACTGAGATTGTCATATTTTCCTGCCAACACATTTGGCACAAGATTGTTTTCTTCAAGATATCTAGCGTGTCTGTGCCAAGGAAAATGTGTTGCTATAAAATCATCAGGCATTACATCCCTTAATACAAAAGGCTGTTGCCATTGATCTACAGGAACTTGGAACTCAAGGGTTGGTCTACTCGTTGCATCACCATAAAAAGGAGTCTCACCAGCGTACACACCACGAGGTCCTTCAATTCCTTTGGCATGATCTAACAGTAAACCTTGACTTTCAATACTTCTCAAATTATCACCACTAGTTTGATGATATAGGCGAACATAACCTTCTTTGACGGGAGAGCTGCCCGGCTCACTAGGCACAATAAATTTGGCATCACGCTCAGCCTTAGGCATCACGCCCCGTGCGCGATCGACCGCCATCTCCGCCTTCATCTGGGCTGGGGTCTTCACGCCTGAAAGCAGCGCATCTGCAACTCGTTTAGTTTTTGCCATAACCACGCTCCATCATCTCGATCAGCATCTCTTCGGGGGATGGCTGCTTGACCGATCCGCCACCAGCAAACGGTGCTTTGCCAAGGTTGACAGTCACGGGGCGACCGGACTTATTGCCCAAGAATGCATTGCCTGTTCTGCTTAGAAGCGTTTGAAATCCTGCATCACCGAAGCTGTCCTTTGCCAGCGCCAACAGCTTTGCAGCCGTACCCATGTTTGCATAATCAGATGTCGGGCGTGTCTTGTCGCTCTGGTCGTCTCGGAACTTGTACAAGTCGGTCGCCACGAGGTTGCCCTCAGGCGTCTTCTGGTATGCGAATCGACCTAGCGTATTCCTGATGGCTGCGTCGCTCGATAAGCTGAAGTCGCTGGCGAGGTCTGTCGGGCTTCCGGGGTAATGTTGATACCCAACCGTCTGATCTAGCTCTTTGGATGGGCCACGATTGAAAAGCTCACGACGCTCTTTCGCCGTTGCAGCGTTCTGCATCGCCTCGTGGTGCAGTCGTGCATTCATTGCCGTGCGATCCTGACGGCTGCTCATGATGGCTTTACGCATCTGAGCAAGCTCATCGCCAGAGAAGTTCTTCTCCGTGATCGGCGACTCATCACCAGCCAACGATCCAACGAATGTACGCACCTGAGCTGGGACAAACGCCCTGAATGCGTTCTGCAACAATCCGCCGTCCTGCATATTGACCGCACCACCATTCGCCATCTGCTGAGGGCGGTTCATCAGCGCCAAGTTCGCCAAGTCCATCTCCAACATCCGTGCGGCGTTCGGGTTCTGCACTGTGTTGGCAATCGCCTCTTGCGTGGGAGTCTCGACCATGCCGCCGTCGGCGTACTCACCAGTCTTGATGATGTTCTTTCTAGCCTCAATCGCTTTCATCAGCCGATCAAGCCACTCTTGGTCATGGTGTTGAATAGGCGTGGAGCGCATGAAAGCATAGTTCTCTTCCGATGGCTTATTGCCAAGCAGCCTCCGTGCGTCAAAGAAATCTTGGAAGTAATCTTTGTACGAAACAGGAGACTCTAGCCCTCCGACGTAATCTCCCGCCATGTGCGTGGAGTATGTCTTATGTGGGTTGGGTGAGCTAGATAAAATGCGCCCAGACTCAGGGAATTTGACAATGTCCAGACCCGTCGTGCCAAGGGGCAAGTCGAGCATGATTGGATCGCTAATACCAAATCTGGATGCCGCAACATCAGGCAGACCTTGGAGCTGAAACTGTCTCATCTGAGCACGATCTAAGAATATCTTGCGCAGCGGTCCACCTTCTTGGCTAAGCAATTGCGCCTCAAGCTCTGGATCACGCAACCCAACAAACCCTCTCGCCGGATATTTCATCTCGCCAGTGGTTTTGTCTTTGATGCCAAAATTTCTCACTGCTGTGTCAAATTCTTTTGCGGTCTTCTTTGTTAAATCAAGAGGATCAAACTGTCGCAGCATTGCCTCAGTGACCATCGTGTTGTAGTCGACCGCCGTGGGTGACATGGAGACATGAGCGCCGTAAACATCTTGCGCCCCCTCCATCAATGCTTGATCGACCTTGGAGTCTAATCCGCTGATGATGCCTTGATGTGATGCCCATGCTTCGCCGAGGTTCTGTCGTGGGAAACTCCGACCCGCCTGTAAAGTTACAGGAGCTGACAGTGGCGATCCTTTAAGGGCGACCAGATCTGTGCCACCCAAAGCATTGTCACCCACAAGAGGAATGCTTGCACTGCCTACCATCTTCTCTGGATTGAATAGCCTCTCAGGGGTCATCTTTATCCCCTCAGTAGGCAAGTGCTCTGCCTGCATTTCGCTGACTGGTCGAGAGAGCTTCAAGCCACCACCAATCGGATGGAAATATCCTCTCTCAACTGCTTCTGCCGCAGACATCCGTGGCGTCTTACCCTTTGGTGTGAATATGTCTAGGAGTGCATCTGCTGTTTTCTTCGTTTTAGCCATGATCACGCCGCATATGGGTTCACCCGCTTGATGCGGGTATCGTCAACATATTCATTATCGTCGTAATGAGGCTCAGGGTCAATATCCAAGAAGCCAGCATCACGCAGGTATCGCAGCGCCTGACTCATCGTATCTACATAGTCGTCGTGGCTGGTCTCAGGGAATGCACACACCTGCTGCACGAACGGCTCGACCCAGTCCCGAACATAGCCCTTCTTCTTCGTGGACTCAGGCAGGTACACCCGTCCAGCTGCGATGATGTTGCTGATCAGGTGAACACACTGCACCTTGTCGAGCTTGCCGGGGTTGTAGCCACGCACCTGTACATGCGCACGCCCTAAGTCCTGAATCAGTGACTGACCGCTCGCCTTCTCTTCGATCAGGACGAGGTCTACTCGCTTACCCGGCTCCCCATACACCGCCGTGTAGTCCTCCAGCAGCTTGGGCTTGAGATCAGGATAAGCCAGATGCTCTGACCAGCAATCCAAAAGCATCGCACACAGCGGGCGATCTAACGGCTTGAATATCCCCCAGACCGAGCACGCAGTCGGATCACCAGTCGTGCGCTCGGTGTACGCAGTGTCATAGCTCTGTAGGACGAACTCAAACTGAGGGAACTCCCGCTCCGCGGGCCAGAGGCGGAACCAGTCACGATTGATAATGCCCCCTTCCTCTGGATCGATGATCTCAGCGTAAATTTCTTGCCGACCAATTTTCGTCCCTTCATAGCTGAGAATCTGCTCCCTGAATGATGGCGCTAGGTTATCTATATTAGAGTAGGTCGAGGCGGTGGTCACCACCACATTGTCACCATCACGCCCGATAAGCTCCATGATCAGCTCTTTGGGCTTAGGAGTTGTGGTCGCCAGTATCCTTGTGTGTTCGCCCAGACGCACGGAGAACATGATCATGTCCCACGCCTCTCTGAGGTACTCCCACGCCGCTAACTCATCGAGCCATGCCCCGTGGTACTGTCCGCCACGGAAGCGCTCTGGCTCGGAGCTGGGGACGCCCTTGATCAGCGAGCCATTGGTCAGCTTGATCTCGTGGTAGCTCTTGTTGTAATCCTTGATCAGCTCTCGCGGGATCACGCTCAGTAGTCCTGAGTCACCCTCAAAGCATGTCGAGCGCACATCAGCCGAGGTGGGGGCGGAGACCAGCCACCTACTGTCAGGCGTCGTCCACGCCCACCAGCCTATCTGCTCAGCCGCCACCCTTGTCTTGCCAGCGCCACGACCAGCCAGTAACAGCCAGATCGACCACCAGTCGCCCGACGGCAGTATCTGGTGCTGATGCGCAGCCCCTAGCCACTTCAGACGCCAGTCAAATGCAATCCTCTGCTCAATGGGGGCGGAGTCGTACTCCTTGCGGAACTCTGCGCTCTTAATTATCTCAAGAGTGTCAGGGTAGTCCTGAGGACCACCCTTAGCTTTCTTCTGACTCATTCTGGAGCTGGCGCTTGCGCTCAAAGTTCAAGATGACCTCATCTAGCGTGCCAGAGTGCTTAACCTCAAGCGGCGCATCCTTGTCGCCAGCCAGTATCTGACGGTCGCCGTACTTGCGTGGGTTCCACTTAGCCAGAAGTTTCAGGCGCATCTCAACACGGTTCTTTTGCCACTGCACATAAGCGCTGTCCATCCGCCCCCCATCAATGCGTTCTGGGATCGCATCAAGGATCGCAATCGCATCCTCCGCTATGGCGTCAGTGCCAAGCTCTCTCGCCCGTGAGAAGCGTTCAAAAATGACTTTGTCCGCATTAATCCAATTATAGAAGGTCGTCCACGCTGGCTTGCCCTCCTCCCTGCATATCTCACGCAGAGGGGTTCCGTTGGCTACCCTGTTGCATATCTCGTCTATTAGAGCTTCTGTGTACTTTGTTGGTCTTCCAGCCATCATGCTTTCTCTCAAGGCATTGTGTGATGTGTGGATTGTAGTGTTGTTTCGGCGCATCCGCTACTTCCTGTTTATGCGGACTAGGAAACAGTACGGAGCTTCGGGCAA